TAGAGAAGATTACAACAAGGTGTTTAACATATATCGTGCTATTGATCCATCACTCACAAGCACTATTGATGACGAACCAATAGAAACGATTACAAAGCGAATAGACAACCCTTTATACAATTTAGTAGATCAAGTACCTGAACACCATAGAAACGATGTAAAAATACGCTTAGAAGCTATGATAGTAGGGTTCGGTATAAAACCACGTAATCAACAAGCCACTATATACAATGTAGGCTCAACATCAATGGCATGATAAAAATGATAAGATACTACGAGGATTGGAAAGCAACAACCGAATGTAAAAAGTTTATTGTATATTGTGATAGAATGATAGAAGCGATTAAACAAAACAACATAACAGAACTTAAAAGTAAAAGACTATGAGTTTATCAGGATTATTAGCAACACTAATTTTAGCAGCATTTACTTACTTTATAGGATATCTAAAAGGTCACGATGATGGGGCAAGAGGAAAATGAATGGACGTGCTTAGACAGTTTGTTTTGCTACACAGGATGCGATAAACAATGCGATGAATGTAAACAGTTTGACAATAGACGAAATGAAAAATAAAAAATGGACACAAGCTCAAAAGATTGAGCAGATAGAAAGAGCTACAACAAAACTATATTTAATGGTTAGCCAACTATCTAAGGAAGTGCAGAAACTAAAGAGTGAAAACAGTAAATAGTTTATCGGGTGGTAAGACCTCAAGCTACATAGCAGCTAACTATCCTGCTGATTATGATGTTTTCGCATTGGTGCGAATAGAAGATAAAAGATGTACCTTCCCTGATAAGAAACTAAGACAGGAAGTAGAGGACAGAATACAAGCACCCTTTATAGCCACAGCAGAAGATGATACTATAATCTACACTATGCTTGACTTAGAGCAATACATAGGTAGAAAGATCACATGGGTAACAGGTAAAACCTTTGATAAAGTTATTGATAGGAATGGTAAAACACGAGTGCCACAAGTAACAGGAAGATTTTGCACAAATGAAATGAAAATAAAACCTATACAAGAGTGGTGGTATAAAACTATCAATGAACCTGTTGATATGAGGATTGGTTTTAGGGCGAATGAAAAGAAAAGAGTTTTAAACGTAAAAAGCAGATTAGACAAAGATGGCTTTGAAGCTGATAGAATAAGAATAGAGATTAATAAAAATAAAAACGACAAATGGAAAGAATTAAAGTGGCGTACTGTCAGCTTCCCTCTTGTAGATGATAACATATACAAAGACACCATTGAAGCGTATTGGAAAGACAAACCTGTAAGATTTGCTTGGCAAAATAATTGTATAGGTTGTTTTCACTCTACCCCTTTAAATTTAAACTACAAGAGTAGAAAATATCCAAATAAATTTGATTGGTTTGTTAGAGCAGAAAATAAATGTATGAAAGATTACAATAACAGAAAATGGTACAAAGGCGATTACAACAACTTAACATACCAACAAGTCAAAAAATGGAAACCACAAACAGAATTATTTGATGATGATTTTAATGAGTGCGATTCAGGATATTGTGGTATCTAACAAAATCTAAAAAAAATACGTTATATAATTGATTAAACAATCTTTTTCAAATATGGATGGTAGAGCTTCAAATGGTGGTGCAAGACAAGGCGCAGGTAGAAAACCTAAAGCAGACGAATCTAAATTAGTAGAACGCTTAGATGCGATCATAGATAGTGATGAAGCATTATCACAATTAGGTAAGCTTGTTGCTAAAGGAGATATGAGAGCAATACAACTTTATCTAAGCTACCGATATGGTAAGCCAAAAGAAAGCGTAGACATAAACTCATCAGAGGGGTTAAACATTAACTTTAAGGATTTAATTAAGTTTGTCGATTAACATACATAAGAAATACCTACCCATATCATCAGACGATAGCAGATACTTTGTCGTAACAGGTGGTAGGGGTTCAGGTAAATCCTTTTCGATTAACGCTTTACTTGTTGTACTTACTTACGAACAAGGTCACACAATACTATTTACACGATACACATTAACATCTGCACGTATATCTATTATACCTGAGTTTATAGAGAAGTTAGAGATGATGAAATGCATATCAGACTTCCACGTAACAAAGGACGAGATAATAAATAAGAAATCAGGTAGTAAGATAATCTTTAGGGGTATCAAGACTTCATCGGGAGATCAGACTGCAAACCTTAAATCACTTACAGGCATTACTACGTGGGTAGTAGATGAAGCAGAGGAACTAACAGACGAACAAAAGTTTGACACCATTGATCTATCTGTAAGGCAACAGGGTAAACCTAATAGGGTAATACTTATACTTAACCCCACAACAAAAGAACATTTTGTATATACACGCTTCTTTGAGGATAAGGGTGTACAGGAGGGAAGCAATACAAACAAAGGTAACACCACATACATACACACCACTTACTTAGATAACCTAAAGAACCTTTCACAAAGCTACATAGAGCAGATAGAACAAATGAAACAGCGCAGACCTGAAAAGTACAAACAACAAATGTTAGGTGCGTGGATGTCAAAAGCTGAGGGTGTTATATTTGATAATTGGACTATTGGAGAGTTTAAGAAAAGAGGTGTAAGTGTATGGGGGCAGGATTATGGCTTTGCTGCTGATCCATCTACACTCGTAGAAACGAACATAGACACAGATAACAAAACAATCTATCTAAGGGAGTGTTTTTACCTACCAAGACTAACTACATCACAGATAGCACAACTTAACCTTAAACACGCTAACAATGGGCTTATAGTAGGGGATAGCGCAGAGGTGCGATTATTACATGAGATAAAAGCCAAAGGTTGTAATGTAACAAAATCAATTAAAGGACAAGGCAGCGTTACGTATGGCATCTCACTATTACAAGACTATGACTTAGTAGTAAGCCCTGATAGTACAAACCTAATTAAAGAGCTGAATAATTACAGATGGTTAGAGCGTAAGTCTAACACACCCATAGATGCGTATAACCACCTTATTGATGCTATCAGATATGCAGTAGGTTATCAACTACAAAACCCTAATAGAGGACAGTACGCAATTCGCTAAAATTTAATTTTTTTACGTTATATAAGTATGAAAGTAGATATCGAAATCCCCGAATCGCTTAATGAGGTTACTTTAGACCAATATCAAAGGTATCTAAAGATACAAGAGAACAATGATGACGAGAAGTTTTTAGCAGTCAAGATGATAGAAATCTTCTGTGGAATACGTGGGGATCACGTTCTACTTATGAGGGCTACTGACATTAATAGCATAGTGCAGATATTAACTGAGATGCTAAACGATAAACCAAAACTTGTACACAACTTTAAAATGAAAGGTACACAGTATGGGTTTATTCCTAAGTTAGACGATATGTCTTTTGGGGAGTACATCGACTTAGATACGTTTATAGGAGATTGGGAAAATATGCACAGAGCAATGAATGTTTTATATAGACCTGTGGTTAATCAATATGGGGATAAGTACAACATACAAGACTATGATGTAGATATAGCAGAGAGATTAAAAGATATGCCCATGAGTGCTGTCTTAGGTTCTATTGTTTTTTTTTACAATTTAGGGATGGACTTATCGAAAGCTATGTTGAACTATTTAACGGAGGAGGAGATGGGCTTAGCTCAGCATCTAATTTCGGACGAAAATGGGGGTGGTATCAATCACTTTACGCACTCGCTCAGGGAGATATTGGACGATTTGAAGATATCACTAAACTAAACGTACATCAATGTTTATACGCATTAAGTTTTATGAAAGACAAAGCAGACTTAGAGGCACGACAAATAAAAAGTAAATTCAATGGCTAATCAAGGTGTAAGAGGGTTTTATCAAATAACCAACACAATTAAAGACCAACTGTTAAACGATGACAACATCAATACAGTTACCACAGGGGATATAACAGACATAGACCTAAACAAACAAACTATCTTCCCTTTAGCGCACCTTGTTATTAACAATGTAACAATAGAGGAACAGGTGTTACGATTTAGCATGAGCGTACTTACAATGGACGTAGTAGACCAAAGCAAAGACGAGGTTGTAGATGTGTTTAGGGATAACGATAACGAACAGGACGTACTTAACACACAACTTGCAGTTATTAACAAAGTAATACAAACGCTTAGAATAGGCACGTTATACCAAAATAAATATCAATTAGATGGCGATCCATCGTGTGAACCTTTCTACGATAGATTTGAAAATCAGGTAGCAGGTTGGGCGTGTACATTTGATGTGCTTATTGAAAACGATATAAACGTATGCAACTAAAAGAAACACAAGCTGCGTTAAGGGCTTTTGGTAGGTATGTAGTGCAGCAGTCACGAACAAACCTTACTAAAGGTAAAAAGAACGTAGATAAAACATTATACGATTCTTTAGGCTACACGATGGAACAAGTAAGTACAGGTTTTCGCCTTTACTTTGAGATGGAAGATTATGGTATGTTTCAAGATCGTGGTGTTAAAGGTGTTAAAGGTGGTAAGTCTTTAAGTGGGTTTAGCTATAAGCAATCGTCTAACCTTGTTGGCATGGAAAGTAAAACAGGCACGTTTGGTAAATGGGCTGCTGCAAAGAGAATACAATTTAGAGATAAGAAAGGTAGATTTTTAAGCTTCAAACAAACAGGGTTTGCACTTGCTACAATCGTAAAGAACTATGGTATTAAGCCATCGCTATTTTTTACAAAACCTTTTGAGAAAGGATTTAAAGACCTACCAACGGAATTACAAGAGCAATTTGCTATTGACTTAGAAAACTTAATAACAGACTAATGGCTACAAAGATAAACGTAAGAAGCCCCTTTTATGTAAAAGCAGAACCTGCAAGTGGTACGCTTACAAGTGCTACAATGCAACTATATATATACACAGGTGCAAAACTTACCACGCCCACATCAAGCGAACTTAGATACACAATAACTAAAACGCCAATAGACAGCAATAATTATGTAGTATATGAGATAGCAGAACTTGTAAGAGATTATCTTGATATAGAGTTTGATGGCGAATATGATAGTCAATGTGTGTGGGTTAGACCTACATTAACTTTAACTAAAACAAGTGGCTCTGAAACACCAACTCCTGTTGACTATATAGCGTTTGATGGTTATGGTTACTTTCACGAAGGTACAAATCCTCAGTTATCAAGAGGGTTGCTACTATCAAATAATACTATATTCAGACTAAACGATAGTAATGTACGAATCCCTGTATTTACAGAGGACACCAATAGCGTTGCATTTTATTATCAAGGTACAGAGAAACGAAGTATAACAATAAGTAGCTCTACAAACACAAATGGGCAAATAGACTATGTTACTGTAAGTGGTTCTGATAATACAGACACCTATGAGGAAAGGGTGGTAGCAGATGATGGTACACTTGAAACGTCAAAGTGTTTAACAGGCTTTCTAAATCAAATAGACATAGGACTTGTTGATGAAGTGTGGATAGCTACCGACACAGGTACAGAGATAGTCAAGATATTCAGTACGGAGGAATGTAAATACGAACCTTACAAAGTTACATTTGTTAATAAGTATGGTGCATTACAAGACCTATGGTTCTTTAAGAAATCAGTAGAATCTACCAACGTAACATCTGAGCAGTTTAAGGCATCTATATTTGACCAATCTACACTAAGCTATAAAACATATAAACACCAACAACAGTCTTTCTTAGCACAAGGTAAAGATAGGATTACAATGAACACAGGATATGTAAACGATGACCATAACGCTGTGTTAGAGGAACTATTGTTAAGTGAACAAGTATGGTACACTAAGATAACAGACACAGAGGAACGAGTTATACCTGTAATACCACAAACCAAGTCCATTACATACAAGACAAGTGTAAACGATAAACTCGCAAACTACACAGTAGATTTTGAACACGCTTTTGATAAAATAAATAACATAAGATAGTGCAAAGCATACAGTTATACATAGAGGGGCAAAGGGTTGATATGTTCAAAGATGAGAGCGTAAACATTACGCAATCTATTAAGAACGTAAAGGACGTAGCTAAGATATTCACAGAGTTTACTAAAACATTCACTCTGCCTGCTTCTAAAACTAATAACAAGATATTTAAGCACTATTACAACTTTGATATTATAGGGGGCTTTGATGCGAGAACAAAGAAAGACGCTACACTTGAACTAAACTACCTGCCATTTAAAAAGGGTAAGATAAAATTAGAGGGTGTTGATTTACAAAACAGAAAGCCAAAGTCTTATCGCATTACTTTCTTTGGTAACACAGTAGGACTTAAAGACATATTAGGAGATGACCAACTTAGTAGCTTGACATTCACTAAATACAACGTACCTTATACATCTACTGATATTGAAAGGAATTTACAAAGAAGCCCATTAACAAACTCAACAGGCACAGTAGATACAATAGGAACTTCGTCTATTACAGATGGTAGTGGTTTTGGTGCTGTTAGTGTAGGCGATTTAATCACAAACACCTTTACAAACGAAACAACTTATATAAGCTCTTTTCCTACATCTACTGCTATTGTTTTGAATGAGCAGATATTTACATCAGTAGGTCAAGGCTATCAAATTAACAATCACATTTTAGCACCACTTATTACTCACACACAAAGGTTGTTTTTTAATAGTAGCACAAGTGACGAGGAGGCTGATGATGGTAATTTAAAATACTTTTCAGGGGGTGGCTCACACGATCATGGCGTTAAGTTTAATCAACTTAAATATGCTATTAGGGTAAACGAAATAATCAGAGCAATAGAAAGTGATTATGAAAGTATATCGTTTTCAAGTGATTTTTTTAAAAACACAAGTAAAAAAGAGTTTGACAATCTTTACTTATGGCTTCATAGAAAGAGTGGTGCGGTTGAAAACTTAGGTGGTACAACAGCTACCACTACTCTTGTGTCAGGTTGGACTAACGAAAACGATGGCGAGTTTAGGATGTTAAACAATAATACGTTTAGAACATTAGTAAGCTCTTCTGATCCATTTTTAACAGAGCTAAGGGTTAGTTTATTTACAACTGATACTGATAGTTACGACATACGTTTAGAGCGTGATGGTAACACTGTTTACACTAAAACAGGACAAGTTGGAAGCATTGCATTAAACGGACATAATGACAGTGATTTTGTAGGAGATGCAGGGGATTACAAGCTTTATATAACATCCACATCTGCAATAACTTTTACAAATATAGAGTGGAGTGCCGAATACCAAGAGCCTTTAGAAGATCCTATTATAGCAGACTATGATTTAGGAGCTTTTGAAACTACATCAGAATTTATTTTTAACGTAGCACTACAAACTCCTGAGATTAAGATTATAGACTTTTTAACAGGTCTTTTTAAGATGTTTAACCTTGTGGCATTTGTAGAGGATGGAGGAACGATATATGTAGACACCTTAGACAACTTCTATGCAAACAAAAAATCAATAAGCACAGCTTACGATATAAGTGAATTTGTAGATGTTAAGAGTAGTCAAGTAAACGTAGCACTACCTTTTAAAGAGATAGAGCTTAAATACAAAGATACTAAAACATTTTTAGCAAATAAGTTTACGCAACTTGCTAACAGGAATTGGGCTTCTACAACTTATAAAGCAGGGGAAAACGAGTTATCAGGAAGCGAATACAAAATAGAAGTGCCATTCTCACATTTTCAATACGAACGACTTAACGATGTTAATGGTGGTACGCAAAAGGATATACAATGGGGTTATAGTGTTAATGAAAGCCAAGAAGCTTATAAAGGTGCGCCATTACTATTTTACCCTATAAGACAAAACACAGGTGGGATATCTTTTGTAGATTCATTAGATACAGAAGGTGTGGCTGACGATCATAAGCACTTAATAAACATAGCACTACCAAGTAACTCTGTAACACTATCATCTGCATCAGACACAAGTAATATAAACTTTAACAATGAAACAAACGAATGGTCTTTAGATACTACGTTTACTAACACATTGTTTCAGGAATATCACTCTAATTATATCACAAATGTATTCGACACAAAAAACAGACTTACAAAAGTAAAGGCATATTTACCCCTTAAAATACTTTTAAACTTTACACTTGCTGATAGGTTTGACATCAATGGCAAAAGGTATAAGATCAACAGTATAGATACGAACTTAGCGACAGGCGAATCCAACATAGAACTATTAAACGAATTATGATACAGAACATATTAGAATTACTACCCTATGTAAAAGATGGCTCGGAAAACATCCGAATAGCTAAAGGACAAAACTATTTACCTAAGAACTTTAAGCAAGCGTTTACCCAAATTAAAAAAGAAGTAAAATGGCAGTCAAAAAAACAATAATAATTGATGCACAAACTAATGGTGCTGAAAAAAGCATTGATGATTTAACAAAAAGCACAGACAACTTAAACAAAAGTACTGAGGGCTTAACAGGTAGTTTGGATAAGGTAACAGGAGGTGCGATAAGTGGATTTAAGGGTGTTGGTCAAAGTGTTAAAAAAGCAATAACAGGATTTAAAAACCTTAGGGTAGCTATAATTGCCACAGGAATTGGTGCGTTAGTAATTGGTATAATTTCGCTACAAAAAGCGTTTACATCATCAGAGGAAGGTCAAAATAGGTTCGCCAAAATAATGATGCAAATAGGTGTTGTTACAGGTAATGTTGTGGATATCTTGGCAAACTTAGGCGAATCAATATTTGCAGCAGGTAAGGCACTTATGAAACTTGCTAAAGGAGATTTAAAAGGTGCATCAGCAGCATGGGGCGAACTTAAAGAAAACGTATCTGAAACTGTTGATGGTATTAAGAACTTTGGCGAGGAAACTAAAAACGAAATAAAATTAGCAGGTCAGATTGCAGATGCAAGGGCTAAAGCGGACAAAGCAGAGCGTAAACTCATCTTAGATAGAGCAGAAGCTAATAGAAAAATAGCCGAACTTCGTGAGATTGCAGCAGACAAAGAGAATGTATCTGTACAGGAACGACTTGATGCACTAAGAGAGGCAGGTAGGGTAAATGATGAAATTGCACAAAAAGAAATAGAAACAGCAAAGTTAAGGTTTGAAGCTAAAAAATTAGAAAACTCACTAAGCAAATCAACTAAAGAGGACTTAGACGAACAGGCACGCCTACAAGCTGAATTAATAAACTTAGAAACAGCACGACTAAACACACAAAAAAGATTAACCGCTGAAATCACAGGCGCTATTCGTGAAGAACAAGCGGAGAGAAATGCAGCTCTAAAAGAACAAGCGGATGCAGAAAAGTTGGCAGCTGATGAAAAGGTCAAAAGGGATAAGGATGCTGCTGCTAAAGCAAAAAAGTTGTCAGATGCAGCGAAACAGGATGCTATTAATCAAGCTAAGTTAGATAAACAACTTGCAATCCAAAAACAACAAGATATTACAAATGCACTCGGAAACATAGCGAGTATTGTAGGGCAAAACTCCAAGTTTGGTAAAGCTATTGCTGTTGTACAAGCGATTAGAGATACTTATGCAGGGGCAAACAAAGCTCTTGCTCAGGGTGGTCTATTTGGGTTTATAGGGGCTGCTGCTGTTGTGGCAGGTGGACTTGCAAACGTAAAGGCAATCACATCTGCAAAAGAACCAACCGCACCAAGTTTTGCTAAAGGTGGCGGTAGGGGGGCAGCGAGTGTATCTGTACCTACACCAACCCCACCACAACCACCTGCGTTTAACATAGTAGGTGCATCAGACACTAATCAATTAGCATCTGCAATAGGTGGACAAGCACAACAACCTGTTAAGGCATTTGTAGTATCAAACGATGTAAGCACAGCACAGGAGTTAGATAGAAACATCGTAGAGGGTGCATCAATAGGATAAAATACAAAAATTAAATTAAATACGTTATATATATATGCGAATCGTAGAACTTATATTAGGAGACGAGGAAGTAACAGGGATAGAGGCGATATCAGTCGTAGAAAACCCTGCGATTGAAGAAGATTTTATTGCACTAAAGAACGAGGAAATTAAACTTGCTGAGGTATCAGGCGAGAAACGTATCTTACTTGGTGCATTACTTATCCCTAATAAACCTATTTATAGACGTAATGGCGATGATGAGTACTACATCTACTTCTCAAAAGAAACAGTAGAAAAGGCATCACAGCTTTACTTACAAAATGGTAATCAAAACAAAGCGACTTTAGAACATCAACATAGCATTAATGGTTTAACACTTGTAGAAAGTTGGATAGTAGAGGACGAAGTACAGGACAAATCAAGAAAGTACGGTCTAAATGTACCTGTGGGAACTTGGATGGGGGCTGTAAAGGTAAACAATCAAGAGATATGGGAACAGTTTGTAAAAAGCGGAAAAGTTAAAGGCTTCTCAATAGAGGGGTATTTCGCTGACAAAATGGAACGCCCAAAAGAACCTATTGATGACTTTGATGAAGATGAAGCAAAAGATATGCTTAAACACATCCGTAGAGTTGTTAAACAAGATGGTAGATACAAAGATGGTCAAAAAGAAGAATTAGAATCCTACACAGACTATCCAAGTGGTGTAAAGAATAATGCAAAGCGTGGCATCGAGCTTAACGAGAAAGTAAACAATAAATGTGCTACTGATGTAGGTAAGATACGAGCGCAACAACTCGCACAGGGTAAACCCATTTCAAAAGAAACTATTAAACGTATGTACTCCTATCTAAGCAGAGCAGAGGAATACTACAACGAAAGCGACACTAAAGCGTGTGGTACTATCTCATATCTATTGTGGGGTGGTAAAGCAGGTAAACGATGGGCTGAAAGCAAGTTAAAAGAATTAGGCGAATTAGATTTAGCCTCTCAGGTTATTAATGACGAGATGGCTATCATAGACGATAGGCTTGCGTTTGCCACAAAAGAATTAGCAATAGCAGCAGCAAAAGATATAGGTTGTGAGAGTTACCACGAACACGAATACGAGGGTAAGGTATGGTATATGCCATGCGAACAGCACGATCTAAAAAAGCCATGTGCAAAGGGTTTTGTACAATATGGTATGAAAACAAAAAACGGTAAAAAAGTACCTAATTGCATAAAGATAGATGGCTAAACGTATAGACTACACAAAAGTAACAAAGCCAAAGGTACGCAGAAAGGGCGTACACGCTAAAACCAAAATGAGTAGCATTAAAGGTTCAAAGCTATATAAGAAAAAATACAGAGGTCAAGGCAAATGATTAAGCAAATTAAACGATTTATCACACCATCAAGAACAAGCCCAAAGGGTTCAAAACGTGCTTGCTTATGCGAGGATAACACGTATTCTATTCAGTGTTGTGATGGCTCATTAAGGGGTCAAGGTATTGGGAAAGTATGACCCAAAATACAAATTAAATTTAAAACACGTTATATAGTTATGAAAGCGACAGAAATTCTAAGTAAAATCAAAACCTATCT